CGGTACGTCAACTCGTAGCGACTTGGGTAGCCCAGGTGGTAGCGGATATTTCTTCGAAAATATTTCAGTTGCGACGGCCAATACAGGCGGGTCTATTCCAATCTATATCAACAATGGAAACCTAGGTAAGTTCATTAATGTGAACACACTTGGGCGCTATGGATTCTGCCTGACGAAGAATAATCCGCTTATGGCGACGCCCCCTTATGGTGTGTTCGGCGCTCTGACGGCCAGCGACGGCAACTATATCGCAGGCGGTTTTTTCTGCGGGTACGGTCATAACCCGGTTCTCTATCTGGAGAACGCAAACGATCTACAGATCGACCAGACATATCTTAACTATGCCGGTGGCGCCGGTACATCTCCGTATCCTGGTCCTGGATATGCCATGTATATGAAGGACTGCGAGGATATCCGGGCGCGGATCGAGGAAGATAACTTCCCATATATGTTCTTTATGGAAGGCAATAATATTGGCGTGAACATTGAAGGAATTGTTTTCGCCAGTCCGACTTCAGTTCCGGCTCAGGAGCCGTGCATCGGGTTCTTTAATGGGACTCAGATAAAGAATTGCAGGTTCAATATTCTTCCGGTAGATAATTATACGGCGAACAATAATTATCACTATGCGACGACTGGCGGTTTGCCGACAATGAATTCGATCATCAACTGTGATTTTTATTTCGATACTGCGGCGACGCCAAACGTGGCATTTTTTAATCTCACAAACGTGAACCCTGTTCCGTACTTCAACCTTAATTTCCGTGGGAATACGGATTTGACGGTTGGGACTGCGGCAATGGATTTTCTGGTCAATAGTGGGGGTGCCACATCCAGTCAATACCGTGTCTGGATGAATGGTATTCGCCAAGGCACGGCATAAAGGAAAATGAAGATGAAACGAATCCTCCTCTCTGCAATTCTCGCAGCTGCTTCGTTCGCGGCCTCAGCTACGACGTTTGTCCCAATCCAATTGCTGAATCCTGCCGGATCGACTGCAAATCAACTCCTTGTTTCTACCGGTCCATCGACGGCGCCAGTCTGGAACAACAACAATCTTTCCTTTACTGGACAGACTACGTTTTCCAATACAACATCTGGAGCGGCAATTTTTCAGATGATCGGTAATGGAGCGACCACTCCTAATAAATACCTCGGCGTCCTTAATGGATTCTTCACGATCTTTAGCAGCAATGCCATTACACAGCTTCTTAGTGTTGATGACTCTGGAAACGTGATTAGCCGTGGATCGATCGCGCCTTCTCAGGCTGGCGGAATAATTGGCACGACGACGAATAACAACGCCAATTCAGGATCTGTCGGGGAATATCTTACTGCTACCAATTCAGGGACATCCCTGACTAATGCGACTTCTGCGAATATTGCAAGTATTAGTCTCACAGCTGGAGATTGGGATGTTACCGGGTTCAATACAACCGTTCCTGCTGGCGGCACGATTACCACTTCCGCAGCTCAGGGTCTAACAACTACTTCGGCAACATTCCCGACCGCGAATACAGGATCATTTACCAATATTCCAGGGTCTTCTGGAGCGGGAGTAGTAGTAGTCGGTCAAGTTGGTCCTGTTCGTTTTAGCCTCTCGACTACCACGACCGTATTTTTGGTAGCTAACTGTAACTTCAGCGGCGGGACAATGACGGCGAACGGATTCATCCGCGCCCGTCGCATCCGATAACAACTGAGAGACCATCTAAATTACGGGGCCGTAATGTCAACCGAAAACCACGCAATCATGATTGCAGAACTCAAGTTACGTCTTGATGGACACGATGAGGCACTGGAACGACACGAGAGGCACCTTGCCAAGCTTGACGAGACGGTGATCTTTCTCCGTGAAGGTCTGATGACCGTCGCCACGAAAAACGATATCGCCGAGCTGCGCAAGGATATCGGCGATCGGTTCGACAAGCGGCTCACGGATGCGCACAACTCGATTCCGGCGAAATTCGCAGCGGTCTGTGCTGGTGGCATGTTCCTTATCGCTGCAGTAACGCTGGCTCTGAACATGGTCAGTCATGGATAGGGTTCTGCGCCTGTATCTGACGGTCAGAAAGCCTCGAAACTTCCTGATTATCTTGCTGGTGTTCATCGCGTGCTCACTGATGGCGCATGAATTCCTCGGATACGACGTGGAATTCGGCATCACGAACCTGTCTCTGTCAGTCGAGGCGACGATTGCAGGCGCGGTGCTGATGGTAGTCGCCGAGGAATCAGCAGAACTACAGCGCACGACTGTAACAGCCCAGGGGCGCATGCTTGAGGCGCTGGTCAGGATGGCCGAATCAGAGCGTGAAACTATGCTTGCCCAAGGTGAGCTTTTACGGGCTATCAAACAGCAGGATGAGCGCCTTCTGGCGATTCTGGAGAAAGCATGACACCCGAGAACGAGGCGAAACTCATCGCAGAATTGCGTCGTGATGAAGGCGTGCGCTATACGCCATATCGCGACGCGCTAGATATTCCGACGACTGGGGTAGGGCACAACCTGCAGGCCGCTCCGTTGCCAGCTGGATGGTCGTATCCGCTGTCTGATGAGCAGGTGAATACGTTGCTGCATGGCGATCTGAAAAACGTCTACAGCGACCTTAACCGTAACCTGCCCTGGTGGACGGATCTGAACGACGTGCGCCAGCGCGTCATCTGTAATATGTGTTTCAACCTCGGAATGAGCAAGCTTTCCGGATTCAAAAATACGCTTGTCGCGATGAGGCAAGGTAAATATGACGATGCAGCAGACGGAATGATGAATTCCGCATGGGCCAAACAGGTAGGCGCTCGTGCTCAACGTCTTGCGCAAATGATGCGCGAAGGAAAATGAAATGAGCGCATGGGGTTCCGCACTGAACGTCGTAAAGACGCTGGCGCCAACGATCGGAACGGCTTTGGGTGGACCGTTGGTTGGTGGCGCTATCACAGCGCTAGAAAACGTATTCGGCCTCACTCCGACGCCCAGCGCATCGACCGATGATCGACAGTCTCAACTTGCTGCAGCCATCAGCGGCGCGACACCTGAGCAACTAGCAGCAATGCGCAAGGCTGACCAGGACTATGCGCTCGCAATGTCGCAGGCTGGCTTCAAGGATACGGAGACACTTGCGAGCTTGGCGGTGCAGGACAGGGAAAGTGCTCGTGCCATGCAGATCAGCACGAAGAGCTTCACCGCGCCGTTTCTGGCACTGTTCGTTACTCTCGGCTTCTTCGGCGTGCTTGCGGTGATGATGTTCTATCCGCTTCCCGAGGCGACCCATGATGCGCTTATGCTGATGCTCGGATCGCTCGGTACGGCGTGGATCAGCGTGATTGCGTACTACTTTGGGTCGAGCGCTGGCAGTGATGAGAAAACGCGCCTCCTCGCGAAGGCGCCTGCTATAACTGATAAATAGAATTATGTCAAGTCATCCTGAAGGATGCGCCTTCTTATCCGCTTCTTAGCCTTCGTTTGCGGGCTATGCTGGCCGGCGTGATATTTACCGCACGAACTACAGTGGTAGACATCACGCCGTATAGAGTGCGGACCTCGGCGCCCTCTCTGAACTGCTTTTCGAGCCAGATCGTAGGTGTCGAATGCCACCTTACCGACGCAGCCGCAAAGCTCGAACAGGGTGGTCACAGATGCCCACTCCCAACTTGCCAGCACAGATATAGAAGACAGGCGATCGTTCCGCCCGTCGCGGCTACGGCTACTGCATCGAGCAGTGATTTCGCTTCGTCAAATCGGGCTTTCGTATTCATCTTCCGGTTCCGTTTCCACTGTCGTTGAGGGAACATCAATCACGCCGTCTTCATCAGGCACGGCGTCTACTACAGCCTGCAGACCACGCGGGCGTTTTGGGCCGTCCTGCTTCGGAGGCTTGACCTCGTCTACCTTCGGTGCCGGCGTCGGCTCTTCGAAGTCATCGTCGCGCGTCACAAGACCGTCAAGATCGGTACTCATTGGCAGGCGCTTTGCGTGGCGTCGGATAACGGTTTTCTTAGCCATTTCGTCAAAGTCCGTAGCCCACGGTCCCTTATCCGGTGATCGACTGCGCTTGCGGATCGCGTTCACGTCGTCAACCGACATCACCTCGCGCGATTTCTCTCCATCCTTCATAACGACAATTGAGTAAACCGCAATCAGGGCGCCACGGTTACGCAGCGTCGGTTTGTGGTGGATCTTTTCCTCGTCGCCGAGCTGGTAGTCGAACTCATCATTTTCGTAGACCGCGTTCACGCTCCAG